CCGTGAAGATAGTCGCATCAAAGTCACGGTAGTTTTGGATCAAGGCGTCGTCGTAAGGTTCCATCCCTTCGTCACCCAAAGACACCCCGTCGATGTAGTGGTTCCACACATCAAACATAAACGGCAGGATGTTGGGTTTGCACGGCTGGAAGCTCATGCGCATGTCGAAGTCGTAGTTGACTTTCAAGATGCCGTCGACGTACTGGTAGACTTCTTTACGGATACCTGGCGTGGAACGTGCGACGTTCAGACTGACATCCGGGAATCCGCTGCACACTTTAACCAGGTTGGTAACGGGAGCAATCCACGGATAGAACGGATCGAGGAAATCCACCGTAGCACTGTTACCCCGAGCCCAAACTGGATCTAACACTCCCTTTACGTAGGCCTGTAAGGTGTTTGCCGGAGGCGACACTAAGGTCTGTAATTGGGGGTGCAACTCCACGTTTGCATCAGATAAATTGAGGTTTGGGCGGTTCATGAACACCAATCCTATGGTGTCGTCAGGGATGGGGGTCATCTGCTGCCCCGGACCTAAAATTCTCACGCCCCTCAGCAGGTTAATGAGCGCACTCCGATACCCAGGTCCGCCGTTTTCCCGAAAGGCGTAATCCAGATAATCTTCTACCGTTTGCCCGGTCAGTGGATTACTGGGAGCTTGGTTGCCAGGTGTACTGTCAAACCATCCATTGACTCTTCTCGGATCGTCGGCCATTTCGCTACTTCCTAAATATAGAGGTATTCTTTCATGATTGGACCAGTTCTGAACTTTGGTTCTTTACTGCTGGGTGTCGTAAGCAAGTTCTACCCAGAAAGCAAAGACATATCGTCTGCCGCAAACGTCGCAGACCGGGTCGCGCATTCATACAATGTGGTGTCCACCACCTCCGTTCACGAGAGCGCACAACGCTCTGTAATCGCCCCAATGGTGGCGATTGAGGCCGGTGCCGTACACCAGGAATACATGAGCGATCTGATCCAGATCATCATGCTGCGTGACATCGTCGCCACCCTCACCCACCTGTCGCTCCAGGGTAGCCTGGGCATGGGTGTCAAGGTCGAAAACCTCATCGGTTCGATCAACCCGAAACGTGCTGGTCTGTTGGCATTGGCCGGTATCGAAGCCCTGGACACCAACATCAAGGCGGTGACCGGCAACGAAGACGACAAAGCCAAAGACCAAGACAAGCCAAAGGACGGTGTCGAATACGTCAACGTCGGTGGCAAGTCCATGCCTGACCTGGCGGAATACGTTCCTCTGGCCGTCGGCAAAACTGTGCTGGCTTCGGTGCAAGCCGAAAACGGCAACAAGTACGACTTCCCGCTGACCTTCCGTCAGATCCCTGTGCCCATGAGCATGAAGGACCTGAAGCTGGTGTTCAGTGCGGCCAAGTCGGAAGACGGTATGTTCGCCCGCATGCTGATGGTCAAGACCGGTGAGATCACTGTGCCTGATCTGATCTCCGGCAAGGACATCATCAAGGAACGCTTCAAGATCAAGAACGAGGACATGTCCGGTTACTACCGTGAAGCCATGGCCCGTGAAACCAACAACCGTATCGCTGCTGTGCGTACCGGTGTGATCAGTGTGAACAACCTGGCGAACTCGTTCGTGTTTACCCAGGACGGTGCCACCCAACTGGAACTGGAAGTCGGTAAACGCTTCTCCAGCCCATCTGCCCGCGCTGACATCTTCAAGGCGGTCAAGGCCAACACCATCGTCGTCTGCAACGAAGACCGCGGTATGTTCACCTTCTACACCCACGGCGAAGCCATGCCAGCGGTATACACTCGTAAAGACCTCGCAGTCAAATCGAAGAAGGACGTCGGTTCCAACTCGATGGCTGACCTGGTCAAACTGCTCAACGGAGGTGTTTGATGGATATTTTGACTTACACCAGCAAGGTGAAGACTTTCTCCGAGTCTGAACTGCAAACCCTGCTGGCCAACTTCCAGGTGAGCTGTAAAGACCTCCTGGCCAACATCGAGAACATCAAGGCGAACAACCTGGATGCGGAGATCGAAGCAGCTGCCAACAGCTGGGTGTTGACCAAGGCACTCGACAAGCACCTGGAATCCAAAGGCTTCCGTAGCTCGACCCTGCTGGCCAACCTGCAGTTCGGTATCCAGGCTATCTCCACCCTGATCCCAGGCGTGGAAAAGTTGGTGCGTGGTTACAACACCAAGATCTGGGATGGCAAGCTGGTCACCCTGCGCCAGGTGAACATTCTCAACCTGATCGAGCACATGGACTTCTGGCTGAACTACACCCGGAACGTGTTCGATGTGCTGCTGACCATCAACCTGAACAAGGTCGATCCAGCCAAGTACCTGTCGGCTCACGACAGCAAGTGGATGAACGGCACCCTGGACTTCTACAAGCAGTTCACCGTGGACCTGATGAAAGGTTCGCGTGTTATGATCCAGACCCTGGAAAAAATCCCAGACGTTGAAGTCTCGGAAGTTTCCCTGGACGTCCTGGAGTCCACTTCGGGTAAAGCCAACATCGACGTGGTCGGTCGTGGTTTCGGCATCCACAACATCAATCCGCTGTTCTGGATTGGTCTGGGGATGAAGAACATCAACCTGGCGCGCATCGACAACATGCGTGACAAGAACCAGTCGTATGCGATGAAGATCTCGCAAGCGATCAACCGTCGTGATGGTACCAACGATCCGCAAATCGATCGTCAGATCGAGATCTACCAAGAGAAGATCGCGCGGAACGAATACACCATCGAACAGATCATCAAGAGCTACGACTGATGACTGAGTTCGCGCTGGTATCCAATGGTTTTGTGGCAAGCGGGATTCCTGAAGCCGAACTGACCGGTATTTTCAAGAACCTCAAAGCCCTCAAGAAAGACAGTTATGTTGATTTCACCATGGTACTCAAGGGTCATATGGCCGTTGAAGTTATTCGCTGTGTTCGTCGTCTTACTGGCGATTCCTTCCGCGATTGGATGAAAGCCAACAGTGATGGTCCGCTCGGTCCGCTGGTTCGTGACCTGCTCAACTATGTCAATGGCAAAGTGGGTTACCATACCGTGCACTCTGCCATTGCCATCCAGGAATCTCGGTTGACCCAACTCGACCACTTCCATTCGGCTGTTTATACCCCGACCATGCGTCAGGAAAGTTCCTTGGAGCCCCTGTTGAAGCAAGGCATGTCGTTGCATGACTATGACTTCTATCGGCTCATGGCAGGCATCGGTGCGGTAGACATCGCCCGGATCTTCTTACTCTTAGGCGGGGAGAGCTACTATGCCTGACGCAAGCGAACTTCAACTGGCTGCCGAGATGGCGGTTATCTCTACTGCCAAGTCTACCGAACTGGTGGAACTGGCCGGGAGTACCGACCGTCTGCAGCGCATGCAAGAGGAGCTCGACGACCGCAAAGACAACGTGGAAATCGTGAAGCGCATCCTGACCGCCACCCAACCGCATCAGTTGGACGTGGCAGAAGCAGAGCGCATCGATCAGCGTCTGGAACGTGCTGAAGTCGAGATCCCTGCTGTAAGCGAAGCTGAAGGGGTTCTCGGGGCTGAATGCCTGGGACGGAGTCTGATGGTCAATGATTTCTTCACTACCCGTCTGATGGGCTGTGAGAACTTCCTGGCCAACTTCTACCAGCAGGCACGTCAGATCACCCAGTTGATCGGGGCAAACTTCAAAGAAGTCTACCTGGTCCTCACGGAAAGCGTCGACAGTCTCGAACACCAAGTCGAACTCCTGGAGAAACAAATCCAGGCAGCACCCAACTTCAAAGCCGGTACCGACCGTATCGCCCTCGGCGTGCGTCTGTACAACCTGCTCAAGGTGAACGGCAAGATCAACGAAGATTGGGTCAGCAATATCAGTAAACTGCACAGTTCCATCCAGGGCCTCAGCACTAACTACTACCTGAACAGCAAAAACAACCTGAACGCCACCCTGAGTTACTTCGGTGGTTTCGCTGGGTTGGACGATGCAGCAGGTAAAGAACGTCTCCTGCTCCTGCCGAAAGCCATTCCATCCACTCGTTTCAAAGAGTGCACCTACCCGAACCGCGACAACACCACCAACACGGTGCTGGCGAAACAGTCGGTAGAGCTGATGGGTGGGGCTTACTTCGTCGATACCCGTCGTGAGAAAGTCAACCTCGAGCCGAAAACAGTCGAGCAGGTAGAAGGCTACATCCAAGGCTACGTGGATTTCGATGCCACAGGTTTTGAGAACAAGTCGGTAGTGGAGTACCCGAAGATCGGTACTGACGTCGCTACGCTGTCCGCAGAGTCCATCCGGGTTATCTGCAAGCAGCTACGAGACATCATCAAGAACTGGCGCAAGGCCTTCGAGGGCGACAGCCGCTACAAACTCGAAGACGCCGATTACAACGATATCGTCAAAGGTATCTACGAGTCGGACATGTCGGAAGAGATGAAAAGTCGGGTCCGTGATGCGTTCAGCACCATCGTACGCAAGAACCAGTTGGAACTGCTGGCCATTCGCGCAGCGGTTAACAACTACCTGGTTCTGATCTTCAACGGCATTATCGAGCTCGCCAATACCTCGATTCGTGCTAACGAACCGTAAGTAGGAGTCGGACATGAACGAGACCAAATGGCTGTATGCCACCGGTATGGAACACCATGCTGAGTTGGTAGAAGCCAACCATGAACTGACGAAGCTGTCAGAAGTCCTCCAAGGCCGGATCATCGGCAACGAGGACTACCAGGAAGTCTTGAGTGGCCTGGGTGACGGGCTCAAGTCGTTAGGCTCGGGATTGTTCACTTCGGCTGCCTGGGTAACCGGTAAGACGGTGGGTATCTTTGCCAAGGCCCTCGGGGGCACTGGTAACTTGTTGGTGCGGGCGTTTGCTGATAACGACGTCCTCATCAAGAAGCTCGTCCAACAGTTCTCCAAAGGTGATGAACACGAGATCAAGTTCTCGAAAGAGAAACTGGCTCTGTTGACTGCTAATGGTGATGCGGATGAACTCAGCAAGGACATGGATACGTTGCTGCGTACGTTGGAGCAGCTTGACAAGCACGGTAAGGATCTCCTGACCTTCCTCGACAAGCGTATGGCAGTTGCCCGTAAGCTGAAAGGGGTAAAGACCACGGAAGATCTGTTCGCCGTGATTGATGAGAATGAGAAGCTGGAATACCCAGTTCCTCCTCTGGCACATACCAGCGGTGATGTTTCCAAGTCGGATACCTTGCCTGGCGGTAAAGTGATTGAGTTCGATCATAAGAGTTTCAAGTATCTTATGAACGGAGATGCTCCCGAGTCCTCGGGGGACAGTGTCACTATGTCCAAATCCGACGTGAGCAGCGTGCTCTCCAAACTGGACAAAGTGAACAGCATGCATAAACGTGTGAAGTACACCTACGATTCTTACTTGAGCTTCATCAAGACTTGGGGCGAAATGGTCAAGTCGGTGGAGGAGAACTTGAGTAAGTTGCAGCGGGTCAGCAAGAGCGCGTTGAACGATGCTGAGAAACTGTTAGGCGGTGAACCTGCTGCTCTCGCATTTTATAGCGGATTCACCCCTCGGGTAGTCAGCTATACTGACCGGTACATTCATGGTGTACTCGGTGTTTTCGTGTGAAACGTTTCAAACACACAATTCCTTCGTTAACGAAATAAGGATCTGTCAATGGACATTTTCAACCAATACGCTGGCGCCGAAGAACTGGGTCTGGATGAAGGCGCTGCCTCCGTGGCCGAAGCTGCAGGCGACGCTGCTGAAGCTGCTGTATCCGCCGAAATCGGCGAAGTGACCGCGGCGCTCGAAGAGCAAACCGCCGAGATCGAAAAGCTGGTCGACAAGGTCGATGACCTGGAAGACGCCGTCGAAGAAGTCGAAGAAGCTGTTGAAGGCATGGAATCCATGCTGAACTCCGGCAACTTCCACTCGGTCTCCTTCGCCAACATGTACAACCGTGCGCTGAAGCTGGCTGAAAAGCTGCCTGCTCCGGAAGGCCAGATCATGCTGGGCGACCGCGTTGGTGCCGAGAACATGACCGACGCCGCTACCGCACAGCTGTTCGCCCGTGCCGGTATCGAATCCTTCGTCGAGCGCGTGAAGGAATACGGCAAGAAGGCCGTCGAGTTCATCAAGCACATCTTCAACCAGGTCATCAACTTCTTCGTCAGCCTGTTCAACAAGGCCGATGGTCTGACCCGCCGCGAAGCTCAGCTGCGTAAGCGTCTGAACGACGGCGCCAAGATCCGTGACAAAGTCAAGATGGGCGGCTGGAACGTCTACATCGACTACGCCACCGACGGCCTGAGCAAAGGCTCGAAGAAAGACAAAGGCAACTTCGACAAGACCACCAAGGCTGTTGCCGATCTGGTCAAGGCCGCCCAGAAGGGCTCCAGCATGACCGTGGCCGACATCAAGTCGAAGCACGCTGCCGTTGTCACCGCGATCAAAGCGGACGCCAAAGAGTTCGGCAAGTACAACGAGAAGAAGAACGGTTCCAAAGACGTGATCCTGTCGCAAGCGGCTGGTATCCGTGCAA